AGAGCAGATGGATACCATCAAAGCTGCGTTTCAAGAGCAAGCTGAAACGGCTAAAGCAGCGGGTTGGTTTGTGGCTGCTATCTCAGCGTTGGTGCGTCCGGGCATTACTTGGGCTTTGTTCTTTATGTATGCGGCAGTCAAGGCGGCTGCGCTTGTTATCGCGTTTCAGACGGGTGCGAACTGGATGGAAGTTGTAACTAAGTGCTGGGATGAGGATGATTTTGCTTTATTTACAATGGTTTTGACGTTTTGGTTCGTTGGGCGCAGCATTGAGCGATATCAAAAACCAGCATGAAAGAGGCCAAAAAGCTTTGCAAGGATGTACTGATCAAGCCCTTTGAAGGGCTGGCAAAGCGTTTGCCTGACGGACGAGTAACAGCTTATCCCGACCCCGGAACCCGTGGGCATCCTTGGACCATTGGCTGGGGAGCTACAGGGCCAGACATCAACCCCGGAACCGTCTGGACGATGCAGCAGTGTGAGGATGCACTGGATCACCACGTTGAATACTTTCTCAGGGGGCTTTTTAAGATGTCCCCAAAGATTCAAACCGCACTGCCAAGGCGGATTGCCGCTGTGACTAGCTGGGTCTACAATTGTGGCTTAGGAAACTATCGGGTTTCCACGTTCAAAAAGCGGATAGATGCGGGAGACTGGGATGGTGCAGCAGACCAATGTATGCTCTGGAATAAAGCTGCCGGTAGAGTTCTCCCCGGTCTTACACGCCGCAGGGCGGCAGAAGCTGCATTGATGAGGTGAAACATGGCGGTGCAGAAGAAGGCCATCGGCGAAGCAATCAAACAATCGTATGCCAAAGGCGGCATGGCGGCATGTCCTGTTGCTACGGTGGACATTCACGTCAACCTGAAGAATCGAAACAACGCCATCAAAGAGTATGGCTATGGGCCCTTGAACCCTGAAGAACCGTCCAAAGACTTTTGGGACAAGAAAGCCAAGATGTGGAGCATCTCGATTGAAGATGCCCAAACAGCGCGGTGTGGCAATTGCGCCGCGTTTATTCAGACCCCAGCGATGCTGGCCTGCATTGAAAAAGGCATTCACGCCGAAGACGCCCAAGAAACGGGCATGGAGCTTGAGAAGGATGTCGTTAAACGATCTAACTTGGGCTATTGTGAACTCTTTCATTTCAAATGCGCCGGAGCGAGAACTTGCGACGCATGGCTGGTCGGGGGTCCAATTAAGTAATGCCATTACTACGACTATTCCTCAAGCCAGGAATTGACAAACAAAACACGGAATACGGTGCTGAAGGCGGATGGATCGATGGTGATTACATCCGTTTTCGCTATGGTTTGCCTGAGAAAATGGGTGGGTGGACCGAGTTTGGAGGTACCTCACCTAACTTTGTAGGGCTCGCAAGTGAAGTCTTTACTTGGAACGATCTGTCCGGGTCTCCCTACATGGCCGTTGGCACTAACCGCAAGCTTTACGTGTTTTATGGTGGTGCATGGGCAGACATCACCCCTATTCGTGTCACAACGGCTGCTGGGGATGTCACGTTTGCAGCGGTTAATGGCTCACCGACCATTACAGTGACTGATACAAGTCACGGGGCAATCCAAGGTGATTTTGTTACATTTAGTGGTGTCAGTGCCGGTGGGCTAGGTGGCGCAATCACTCAAGCTATTTTGCAGTCTGAGTTTGAAATTACCCAGGTCTTGGGTGTTAACAGTTACACGATTACCGCGCCGGTTAACGCTAATAGTTCAGATGTTGGCAATGGTGGCGCAGCGGTTGTTGGCCAGTATCAAATTAACATTGGATCTCCGGTTAATTACACCGACTTCGGCTGGGGCACAGGGACCTGGGGCCTTAGCACTTGGGGCACACCAAGACCCCCATCGTCGGGTCTCTTGCTTTTTGCGCGTGTTTGGCAGTTTGACACCTTTGGTCAGGTTCTAATTGCCCAGCTTGCAGACGGTGCTATTTACGAATGGAATCCAAGTTCAGGACTTACTGTAAGGGCAACGGCTATTTCAGGAGCCCCTACGAAAAGCACTTATGCGCTTGTTTCAACCCCTGATCGACACTTGGTGTGTTTTGGCACAGAGACAACGATAGGCACCCCTGCTACGCAAGACCCTATGTTTGTTCGTTTTTCTAACCAGGAAGATCGCAATCAATTCGTTGAAAGCGCCACGAACACCGCAGGCGGCCAACGTCTAACTGATGGCAGTCGAATCATTACGGCAGTGCGTTCACGTGGGCAGATTTTGATCTGGACTGATACGTCGTTGCATGGGCAACAATACGTAGGTCCACCTTATACATTTGGCTTTCAACAACTTGGTGCTAACTGTGGCTGTATCGGGGCCCATGCAGCTGTTGACGTTAACGGCGTGGCTTATTGGATGAGCCTTGATGCATTTTACGTGTTTGATGGTACGGTCAAGAAGCTCCCCTGTACCGTGCAAGATTTTGTTTTTAAGGACTTAAATTTTACCCAGGGCTTTTCCATTAATGCAGGCGTTAACACTCAATTTAACGAGGTGACGTGGTGGTATGCCTCAGCGGATTCAACCTATATCGATCGGTTTGTGACCTATAACTACCTTGAAAACGTGTGGTCTGTAGGATCGATGGCGCGTACATCATGGGTGGACCTTGGGACTTTTTCCAAGCCTATAGCTGCTGATTACGACCCTGATTCCACCGCTGCAACGCTTACTACCATATATGGTTTGACAGCAGGTCGATCTCAAGTCTATAACCAGGAAGTGGGCTACAACGCTAATGGTTCGCCGATTGAGTCTTATATCACCTCTGGTTATTTTGACTTGGGGGATGGCGATAACATGATGCTTATGTCGCGTTTCATTCCTGATTTCAAAAATCAGCTAGGTAACCTCACGGTGAGATTACGGCTGCGTGCTTACCCACAAGCGAGTGTTGTGCCGAGTTCCTTGGATCCCTATACGGTAACTCCGACCACACAAAAGATAGACACCCGAGCACGAGGCAGACAAATCAGTCTTACGATTGAAAGCACAGCCGCTGACACCAATTGGCGTTACGGCACGATGCGCGTTGACATCCAGCCTGATGGGTTACGATGAGCAAGATCACCAATGTTCGACTGCCTAATGCTTCGCCGCAATACAGCCCGGAGCAGTTCAATCAGTTAGTGCGATCGCTTGAGCAGGTTATTCTGTTGCTCAACAACACCTATGGTTCGGTCACTGATCAAAACATCTCAGGCGCGCAGTCCTGGTTTAATGGAAGCCCCGGACGCGCAGGGCAGTCAGGTTCGCAAGGGGTATTGCTGCCCTACGGCGCATTCCAGGATGGCACGGACCAAGTAGCAGGATCCACGACTTCTGCTTATGCCGTCAGGCTAGACACGACGGATTACACCAACGGTGTTTACATTGGCTCACGCACGGCAGTCTTCACAGGTACGATTGATGACGGGACACCCCCTGGCGCGGGGACCGTGCTTAACGTAACAGCAGTCACTTCAGGAACCATTGAGCTTGGCATGCAGTTGACGGGCACGGGCGTGACCGCTGGAACACGAATCACGGCCTACGGCACAGGAAGCGGTGGCACGGGCACTTACACGGTAGACACATCGCAAGAAGTGACAAGCACCACAATCACAGGTGATCTTCCCTCAAAGATTACGGTGGACTATGCGGGTCTTTATAACCTGCAATTCAGCTTCCAGTTTGTCAACACCGATACGCAGATCCACGATACGGACGTGTGGTTTAGGAAGAACGGCACCGACATCGCTAGCAGCAATAGCCGTTTTTCCATTCCTAACAGTCACGGTGGCATAGATGGCCATTTAATTGCCGCGCTTAACTTCTTCTTGGACATGGATCCAGGAGACTTTGTTGAAATTATGTGGCATACGGATGATGTTCAGGTATTGATTGAGCAACTGCCCACCGCAGCCTCTCCGACGCGTCCCGCAACGCCTTCTGCCATCGTCACGATGTCATATGTATCTTCTTTGGTGTAGCCATGGCCAATAAATATCTTCGCAAGAACGTCATCCCGTCCGCAGCCACAGAGACTGAGTTTTACGTGGTGCCAACGGCCAACACGGCCATCTTGCGCTCGTTACGGGTGACCAATGCTAACGCTACACGCACCACAATTACGGTTTCTCAGTACGACGCAGGCAGTGCAACCGAGCATTTTTTGTTGAAGTCTTATCCCCTGCCGCCTAATACGACCTTTGATGTGTTCAATGGTGTGCCCTGCGTGTTACTGGAAGGCGATGAGCTTGCTGTTGAATCGTTACTTTCAGACTGCCACTTCTATCTTTCCTATGTAGAAGTAGACAGGAACTAGCGTGATCCGTCATAATTCCAGCCATCTTTCGCGTCCTTTCCAGGCGCGCGGTCCATGGACCATGGCTCAATCGGAAAGGTACTAACATGGACGAAATGCAAGGCGTAATGGCGCTCCCCGAAGCTCAAGGTGCAGGGATGCGGCCCGAGGACATGGCGAGGATCGAACAGATCCGCCAAAACGTGCCTCGTCAAGAGATTACCCAAGAGTTCCTGGCAGCAGGCGAGCAGGCCGATCCCCAGGCCGTGGCCGAGTTCAAACAGGAACTCGCAGGTCTTGAGCTTACGCCCGATGAGTTGAACAAGCTCAATACGATGGTGGATGCCATCCTTGCTGCACCGCAAGATTACGCCAGCTTACGGCGCGCCTATCTTGCCGAGGGCATGCCCGAAGATCTCTTGCCTGAGCAGTTCGATCCGGCATTTTTTGCCGCTTTGAACATGGCGATTGACACGATTGCCATGAACCCCGGCTCACGGCCCCCGATGGCCATGGCCATGGGCGGGGTGGCAGATCTTGCTGCTTACGGTCGC